TATCTACTGATGTTATGTATTCTTTTAGAATTTGTTTCTGGTTAGGGAATAAATTATTATATTTTGTATTAAATTTGTCCATTAATATCTTGTATGTTAATAATTTAACATCTCTATCAGAATTTTCAAATTCTTGCATTTCTTCAGTTACTAAATTAGATGGAGTAATTTTAGCAGCTGTTAAATGTTCTAAAATAGTAACTTTGTTTGAAATTATTTGATTCGGGCTATAAGCTGTTGAATTGTTCATTTCTAATAAATTAGAAAAAGCTGCAAATATTTTATAGTTAGGGAGTTTATGATTAAAAAATGTATTTAAATCATAATATGTTTTAATCTCATTAATTAAATTATATTTTTGTCTTTTAATGATCCCTTTATTTAATGACTTTGAAATATCAACTAATGATGTAATTACAATATTAGCTTTAGTTTCGGTTAATGAAGTTTTCTTTAAAAGAGTTTCATATAATTTATATTCTCTTCCAAGTTCAGTTTTAAAAAAATATTTTTTTAATATATTTTTAGCAGGTGAATCTTTATTTTCTAATATATCCGAAGTAATTTGACGTACTAGGAGTTCGAAGATAATTCCTGAATTTTTGTATTTTGAATGTTTAATGCTCATTCTTGATTTGGATTGGTTTGTTTATAAATATATAAAAAATTTGTTACTCACGTATTTGGGATGGATCTAGGAGTGAATTTCCTTTAATATCCGATTCAAATATCATTTGTTTTTTCTGATTTTTAATGTCATTAAACATTTTTGAATTTTTATTTCGTGATGTTTTTGTTTCTAAAGCTAATGGGGAGCCACCTTTATATTGAGGTCTAACAGAATCTGATTCATCGTTGTCTATTTTTGCTCCTATTGCTCCGATTCTATCTTTACCTAATGCATTATCTTGGGTATTTTTGTCGGTTACTTTCTCTTTAGGACGACCTAAAGGTTCTTTATCATCATATCCTTCAGGTACTTCTCCACCATCATATCTTCCTCTTCCATATAATGAAGCTAAATCATGTGGTGTACCATAAGATTTACCTGTTTCAAGTGGATCGTTTCCTTCATTTTCTATTTGAGCTAATCTAAATTTACGTTTAGCATCATTCATAATTAAATCTCTATATTCTTCATATTGATCTTCACTCAATTGGAAGATTTTTTCATATATAAAGTCTGTAGGGAATATTTTAGCTTCCATCATATTAGATGCTAAATCTATTTTTTCCTTCATCAAGGCTATTCTTTCCTGATCATATATGATTGAAGGTGTAGTTAATGATAAGTCAAAATTTGTCATACTTTCATCTGTATAACCTTGAGCATATAGATGTACTAATGCTATTTTAGTTAATTCAGAAATTATTATACGTTGAATACGTTCAACAGTACGAGCGAATCTAATATCTTCAGCTGCTAATGTTGCTTTACCTGTTAAATCTTTTTCATATCCCATGAATGCTTTAGGTACTTTAAGAGCAGCAAATAATTTATCTCTTAAATACTCAACATCTTGAATACCATCATACTGTAAACCACCTAAAGTTTCTATTTGAGTAGATTGATCATTTCCTCTAGTAGGAATATAAAAATCTTCAAGTAGATTTTGCATATTATACTTTAAGTTATAATCACCAGTTTGTTGATCAATATATGGAGTACGTTTCATTTTGGAAATTGTTTTCTGCATGAAATTTTCTACTTCAGCAGGTGCAATATTACCAACATTGATTTTAAATACACGTTTTTCAGGCGCTCTAACTATACGATGGATCAGCATTGCATCTTCCATCATAGTATATTGTTTAAACAACTTACGAGCAGGTTCTAAATATGATCTACCATAAGGTAAAAAGTTAGTATCTGTAAGTAATCTAAAATGAGCTACTTCATAATTATCAAAATAAATATCTTTTCCATTTCCTCCTGAGTTAGGTACATTATAGTATCCATAATCTGAAGGAGATGAGATTCCATCGGGGTCAAATCTAAATCTAACATCCATAGGGTGGTCTCTGTCATATCCGTCTTGTCTTTCGATATGAAATGCATTGTATGGGATTACATTATATACACCGAATTTTTCTGATATTTCAAGTTTTAAGAAAAAATCTCCGTATTTCAACATGTTACGAATCCATGGCCATAAGTTAAACTCAATGTTTAATACATCGTAAAATAAATTATAAAGAATACGTTGAACATCTTCATCTGAACTACGTATTTGTAATACTTCACCCATGTCATTGCGTAATGTACTTTCATCAGATAAAATGTCTAAAGCGGAAGCGACAATAGCATCTGTATCCATAGAATCATATTCGGAATAAAGTGTGGGGCGTAAAGTTTGGTAATTAAAACTGCTTTGATATCCATATATTGATGTGTGTGAGTTAGTATAAATTCTATTAAATCTGTCTATTAATGAGTTGGTTTCATACTCACCAGATAGTTGAATTTTATTTATATCAACTACTTTAAGTTGGGAACCCCCTTCATTACGGATTATTACATCAGTTGAAAATAATCGTTTTAATCTTGAAAATAATTTAGTATCTGCCATATTATATGTTTAAAATAACCACGAAATGTCTTCTTGATTATTTGAGTAAGGGTTGTCTATTTTAAAAGGATTGTTTGTATTTTTATCAATATATGAAGTAGAAGAATAACCTCCTAGGTATTGTGTTGAATTTGTATGAATACTATTAAGCATACTTTTAGTCATTTCCATTCCGTTTTGTCTTAGCTTAAATGATGTATCTCTTAAAAAACATGCTATAGCACACGACATAATTATATCATCATTATATCCTGTTTGAGCTTCAGCTCTACCATTTTTCCAAATGAATACTTTCATCTCCTCTATTGTACGAACAGATTGTATTATTATACTTCTATCTCTTACTGCTTCTTGGAGTTTTCCAATTGCTATAGGTCGAGTACCAGAAGACATAGTAAATCCAGGAGTCATTCTACTATGATCTGTAAATGGATCAAAATATGTGTCTACTGTTAAAGCATTTCCTTTTGGGGAATAATATAAATTATGATAACCTCTATCTAAAACTGTTTGTATAGTTGACCATCCTATACTTGAATTTTCAGGTGCAAGTAAAGCATTATTATACTCAGTTGCTATACCAACTAATAAATGTCCAAAATCTTTAGTTCCTATTTGTCCTCTATATTCTCCTACTTGAGTATAAGTTTCAATATCAAATATATGAAACGTTGAATAGTCTGAGCCATCACCTCTAGCAACGTCAGCTGTAATTAAATAACTTCTAGAGTAATCAGCAGGTTCCCATATCCATAAGTTTTGGTCTACTCCTCGTTTTTCAAGCGGTTCTGTTATATATGTTTTTTCATAAAAATCAATTTCATCTGCTAGGAATACAGTATCACCTGATGTTGCGAAATCACAGTCACATTCTTGAGCAGCCATTTTAGGGCCTAAATCTTTATCTTGTTGGTCTCTCCAACTTTGATCTCGTTCAGGATGTACTTGCCATGGTAGTTTTATAGGTAAAAAACTATTATCATTCATTTCAGCACTCATCCATGTTTTATGGAACCAATTACCAGTACCATAAGGTGTGGATAATGCAATACAACCCCCACCGGTAGCTAAGGTTTGTTGAGCCGATGCCCAAATCTCTCCAATACCGTTAATAAAAGCTGCCTCATCTATTAGCAGCAAAGAAACTGCTTCTGATCGACCAGCATCACTTGATGCTGAAGTAGCTTTAATTTGGGAGCCGTTATTTAGTCGGAGTGTTAATTTATTGTATTCTGATGGTTTATCTTTCTCTTTAAGCCAAGAAGGTAAATTATCATACATGAATTTAACTTTTGTAACCATGTTTTTAGCTGTTTCCTGCTTAGTGGCGATACAAAGTATATTTTTATCTTGTTGGAACAACATCAACCATAAAGAATAACCTGCGGATAATGTTGAGATACCTAATTGTCTAGATTTTAAAACAATTGAATAATTATTTTCTTGAAATAATGTTAATACACGTTCCTGGAAAGGGTAAAGATTGAATTGTATTCTTCCGCGTTTAGGATGTTGGATGTAGCAATATTTTTTCATAAAATATGCTGGGGATGCAGCACATCTTATGTATTCTTCTCTTATCGCTTGTTTTATTTCAGACATAAATTATTTAATTGCTAGTAATGTAATGAGGGAAAGTAATGTTCCCACGAATCCTCCAGCAACCCATTTAATTCCTGTTCTTAAATTATTATTTTTTTCTGTTAATGTATTAACGTCTTTTTTTAATTCAGAAATAATTATAGCGTTCGTTTGTTGGATATCAGCATATGATTTAACTTGTTTAAGATAATTAGTATCTTTTTTAACATATACCCAAATGATGCTATCTTTTTCAGATATTTTGTCATTAAGTTGGCTTACTAGAAGTTGAGTTTTTTTTAATTCAGCTTGAGCTGCATCTCCTCTAACTAGATCAGCTGCTATTTTTTGACCTGTTTTATAATCAAAACAAATTTTATTTGTATCTTTTTGAGAAAAAGTCGTTAAGCTGAGAAGGAGTAAAGTTGTTAATATCTTGAATCTGTTTACCATAGTCTTTGCGTATATCGATTATTTCTTGGTTCGTATTAGCTATTTTGGAATCAAGTATATCAATTTTATTTTGATGATATATGATGGAATTATTTAAAGTTTGTTGTTCAGTTTGTAGATTTTTAATTACGTAAAGTAAACTATCTACTTTATACTGTTGTTTATCTATTTTAGACCAATCGTATTGTTTAGGTTTTAAAAATATAAAAACTAATAAAAGTACAATAATCGCACCCATAATTAGGTGCGATGTTTGTATTTCGAATGTTTTATATTTAACCATTAAAACAATTTATCTAATTTAGTTTGGATTTCTCCATTTAATTTATTTAAATTTTTAAGTTCTTTCATTAAATTTTCTCTTTCACTTCCATCATCTGTTTTAATTTTAGCTGCTAATTCTTTCATTTTAGCTAAAGTTTCTTTTTGAGTGTTTAAAAGAGTATCTTTATTACTAGATAATTTATCTAATTTAGGAGTTTTTGAGGCTGCTGCTGTTGCTTTATCTGTATCAGCTGGTTTAGATTTTTTTTCTTTGGTTTTTTTTGCTTTAGGTTCAGAATAAGATACATCATCAAAACCATCATCTCCTTTAGTTAAAGTAGCTGTTTTTGGTTCTGTTGCTTTAGGTTCAGTTGTTTTAGCAGGTTTGCTGCTAGTTTCTGGTTCTACATCTACTGGGGCTTTTCCTTGTAAGGCTTTTTTAACAGCTCTTTCTGTTTGAGGGAAACCTAGTTTTTCAACATATGTTTTAACTTCCCCATCTTCTCCGGGTTTGATATATGAATTAATTCGTTCTATTTCTTCAGGGGAGTTTCCTATTTCTTTTTTACTTAAAAGATCTTTAAGTAAAGAAACATCATCAAACGTATCAATTTGAGCATCAATAGCACTGTCTATTTTTTCTAAAGCTGATTTAATAGATTCAGGTGTTTTTTCGGATGTTCTACTTTTTTTACTAGTAATGATTTTAGCAGCTGAGTCAGCTGTTGTATCAGGAAATACTTTTTTTATTTCTTGGGTAGCTTTTGCTATGGCTTTTCCTAGGATTCCTTTTTCAACTTTTCCATCGATATATGCAAAGTCTAAAGGACCTTCAATGAATGGGCCTTCAGCAATAATATCTTCATTTAGTTCAGATTCAGTTACTCCTGTTTTATTTAATTGAGCTAATTCTTTTTGCGCGGCAATGATTTGTGCTTTTTTAGCTGCTATAGATAGGGCTGTAGCTTTTGCTTGTTCAGTAGATTGCCCTACTTCATTTAAAGCGCCCGCAATTTCTTCACGAATGATTTCAAGTAAGCGTGTTTTTTTCATTTTATATGTTTTTATTTATAAATATTAAGGAAATAACGTCTGTTTAATTTTTTGTATTCTTTCTTCAACGCTACCTGTTAAAACTGTAAAATTTTTAATTTTGTGAGAGTATTTTCTTAATATATTTTGGATTTCTACATCAACAGAATCTCTATAATCAGCATCCGTGGTTCTAACACCATTATCTTCTATTTTAACTCCCTCAGGTGATATATAAAATATATAATCATATTCACCTATTAAATAAGATGCTGCTTGGTTGATTTCATCCCCTATATAATATGGAATTGACTCTGCTAAACGTGTAAATGCCATTACATCTATAACTGTGCGATCCGTTATGACTCTAGGCCTAATTAATTCAGATGCACGTTCAGCTAAAAATACAAATTGACCTTTTATTGTTGAATCTGTATTTAATGGGATACCTAAATCACGTAAATATTTTGAACGTTCTGTTGCAAAATAATATTCATTAAATTCTGGTAGTTCTTTTAAAACATTAACTATTGTAGTTTTACCTACAGACATAGTACCACAAAACCCTATTTTCATATTTTATTTTTTTCCGTAATTAAAATCTCCACTTTTAAGACGTTGTAACATATCAAATTGTTTTGGAGTTACCAAACCATTTTGTTTTTTAGCAAAATTAATAATTCCTTGAAAGTATTTTCTTTGAGATAAAGAATACCTATTCATATCTAATAACTGTTGATAATAGTTAATATTTTTTATTTCAATATATTGCATTTCCTTTAAAATATCTGTTAATTTCATATTTTTTTTATTATAAATATTATAATAAATTCTCAGCTACGTATATCGCTTGAGCTCCAGATACTGTAATTCCCCTAGCACTTAAAGCATCTCCTACGAAATGTACGTTAGGATAATCAATCAAACTAAGATTTTCATAATTTACTTTAACTTCAGGTGATAGATACTTGACCTCAGGTATATAGATCCCCCAATCATTTCCTAATGTTGGAAATACTTTTTTCATATCATCAATAAAATTAACAATATAGTCAAAATATCCTCCAAATGCTTCCATTACTCCTAATAATTGCAACCAATTGATTTGAGTTGCTGTCACGTTATTACCTTCAGAGGTTGTTGATGGTTCACGAGATGGGCTATAATATAAACCTGTGCCATCTAATTGCACCTTATTTACTACGTCTCTTGACCATGTAAATGGATCTTCAATACCATTAATTTCCATTAAGATACCAAAGTTAGTCATATTGTTTCTATATGCTTCATCTTTTTTAGCATGTCCATTATATGAATGATCTCCATATGTTTCCTCTACAGCAACATAAGCGGCATTGTTGTTTGTACAAAATGAACGTAACGAAACTCCTTTATCGTCAAATTTTCTATATAACTTAAAGTCATATGAAATATCGATTAGTTTTTGGAAGTGTTCTTGTGGTGCTTCAAATCGAACTCCAATCTGTACTGATTTAGGTTCATCTGGGAGTTCATATTTGTTGGCTAACTCCTGAGCAAAGTCAATACCTGATTTGCCTACTGCAAAAATGAGTTCATCATATTTAATGGGAAAAGAACCCATAAATTCTATACCAGCAAGCCAATAATGTTCAATTTCTTGTGTTTTGAAATCAATATTTAATACTTTACGTTCACACATAAAGTTAATGCCTTTTTCAACTAAATAATCATACCAATTTTTAGCAATTTCAGATAAATAATCTGTACCAACATGCCATACAGGAAATAATCGTAAACCAAAATATGGTTTAATAAATTCAGGTTCCTCTTGTGGATCAGAACATTGTACTTCCTCTGGTTTAGGGTGAAAACGTTTAAAGTTTGTAATAACTTGATCCATCAATTCCATTGCTTTTTCCTCACCACAGTATTTTGATAATTGGCCTCCGATTGCTGTGTGGTAAGTTAATTTACCATCACTCCACCCTCCAGCACCTAAAAATCCAGTCATTACTTCTTCAGGTTTACGTTTATATGGATCTTTACCCATATCAATTATGGTAATTAATTCTCCAGGATATCCATTATCCACTAATTTTGTTGCAGCATTTACACCTGCTACACCTGCTCCTACTATTACTATTCGTTTATCCATTTTGGTTTATTATTTAATTTTTTCCAATCTAATTTTTTTATTTTTACTTTATCATTAATGTAAAAATTCTTATAAGCATCTATAGTATTCTCCAATTTAAATTCATCAGGCATACACATTGGGGGATCCATAAATCCATTATCAGGTATATCTGGTTCATTATTTTGAAGCCATTCAAGTACATCTTTTGTTTTATGTTTTTTACCATATCGTTTTTCAAATTCATTACATATTTCTAAACCATGATTAATTAACCATCTATAATGTTGTATAGATTCTCTTACCCATTTAGTTGATGGATGGTTAGTATGTGATTGTTTATATGGAGCAGTTGAACCATTTACCCAATGTGCCACACTACACATTTGTGCACTTTCAATTTGCATTTTTCTAACATGATCATCTGCTAATTCACGAGCAGCAATAATCGGGTCTTCATTAATATAAAATATATTCATAACTTTTATTTTAATTTGAATATACAAAAAAAAGTAGCCCAATCCAAAGATCGGGCTACAACTCCAAAAATATTTTTTAAGCGACTAGGCTATAGATCTAGTCTAAATGTTAATCTGTTGTTCCATGGGTTAAACGTGGGTCTCCAGCGGGTGAATTAGTTGGGATTCGATTGAATTTTTTTCCTGTAGCTTCAGCTACTTTTATATTTAATTCCGCTGCTTCCTTATATGAAAGATCAGTAATTTTTTTATTTTTATCTTTTAAATAATCTGTTAATATTTCTTTAGTTTGAGGATAATTTTTAATCATGTTAATAGTTCCTCTATTTAAAGAATCAGTATATTTTCTAGTTTCTTTATCAAGTTCTTCTTTAATTATGTTTCTTAGGTTATTTTTATTCATTGTTTGTATATTTTTAACTTTAGTGTTCCTGTTCCTTTTATTACACGATGCCACTCATGTCTTGGTATAAATATATGTTCTTTAAGTGAGGTAGGCAAATTATTATCTAATTGTAATTTCCAATCTGTGTCTTCTAGAATTTCAACTGTTCTATCTTCATCATCACGGTGCCATAGTAATTCAATTGGGTCTATATTTTCGTTAAATTCACGAATAATATATTTGTCTGTATTTTCTATGTCTGTGTATGGGGTCATTTAAATTTTACTTCTACGCTACCTCTATTTCCTGCAGTTATAGTTGCATTTGGGAAAGCATTCTTAATGTATCGTATATAAAGATTTAATCTAGATAC